ATGTAATTGCAGCTCTAACCACCCAGGGATACACTTCCGCTAGGGCAGCTAAGGTTGACAATCTCGATGCAACAGTATCGAGCAGGTTAGCAACAGCAGGGTATGTTGGGCCGTTGACTGCTCAGCAAACAAGGGATGCTATGCTGTTAAATAGAAGTGGATATATCACTAATCTAAGTCAATCATCGATTGATTCAACCCTGTACAGGATTGAATCCAAGATTACCTCCGGGGCCAGCACGTTGACAAAACAGGATGTGGCGGACGCAATGAACCTAAGTCCATCAGCTGGGGCGGCGGCACCTGGAGCAGTGCAGGATAACCTTGCTACAATTGTCAAGAATGTAATAAACCCGGTAGCAGTAGTAGAATGACCAGAGCAATTATTTTCAACCTTGGTGCAGCCCATTCGGGATTAGCGGCAAATGCGACCTACGAAGTTAGATCGCCCAATCTGGCAATTGTGCGCATTGATCCGACAAATGCGGGAGTAACGGAAAACCCAGCCGGTTCAGGCGTTTATATTGCGGCAGTCACGTTTGATCCGACCTGGGCGCAGGTTGTTGTAATTTGGCGGTTAACCGGCACAACAATTTCAGCAACGCTACCCCTAGACGCAGCGGAAGGCAGCGGATTTAGTTTTGACACGTCGGCAGGGCCACAAGGCGGATTCACGTACAATCCAGCGGCGGTAGCGACAACTCCATTAAACTGGATTCGCTGGCGATTAGGAGACGTGGTTTCGGCAACTTCGGTATTAGGTGACGCTGAAATCCTTCAAACCGTCTCGCAATTTGACTTGCGATCAGCCACAATTGCTTGCGCCAACGCAGCTGCGGCTGTAATGATTCGTCGCGCTGAATTTAGCCAGAACGATCAGACAAAGATTCAATACTACAACCGTGCGGAGTTTTACCGGATGGTTGCCTCCGATTTGGTGTTTGAAACGTTGCCGATAAAAATAAACGATGCTCCAATAGGTTTCTTAACGGTGGGTTCTGGCAAAATAGAATTACCCGAGGTCGATTTGCGATGACGACCGAGGAAGCCCAAAATCAAATTGAGGTTATGCGAAATCACATGAAGGATGTTGTGGATATTTACAGGGTTCCGGTAATTGTTGGAGCCGATGGTCGGAAAAGTGAAGGCAGTGCGGTCCTAATAAATCAAGGGGTGCCGTGCCAGTGGATCAATCGGCATACGTTTACTATTCGCACCGAGATAGGGTTTATGCCTGATCCAAAACATGATTCAAGCGATGAGATGTTATTCCCCGCTCAAGTCAAGATTTATGCCCGAGATTACATTATTATAAAGACAAATGATTCAACATCTAATGGGCAATGGTTAACGGTAACTTCTGAGCCGGAACCATACAAGCAAATGTTTAATTTGATTCGCGTTATTTTAAGGTGGACTGATCCGCCAGCAGGCGTTTCGTGAGCAATATTTTAACGACCGGTCGAAACAATTTTATAGCCGACTTAATTGCATTGCTACCTGAATGTCACAGCAATTTTTACGATGTACGAACAGCCGGAGAAACCGTAGATTGGGTTATGTTTAGCAATGTACTCAATGACACAACCGGTTCAATGCCAACGTATCCATTTGTTGCATTTAGTTTCGGAAAAGCTTCTAGCAACGCTTTTGGGGTAACTCTTGCTGGGTTCGAGCAAGAGGTCAGTATTTTTTACGTGGTGAGCTTGAAGCATGTAGACGGCACCAGTAAATTTTTGAGCGAAGCGCAAGCGGAAATTTCCGAAGCATTAATCAAAACCGTATTTAAGAGCATGAGAAAAACAAGCGGGCGAGGTTATTTAATCACTTCTGATGATTATGTATATAACGATTCAAAAGACATTGAGGCCAACGAACAAGCGGCGGAAAGCAGGGCAAAATTTGCAGTTGGATCATTGCGAATGACGATGCTCATTTGTGGGGCTCCGTGAAAGCTAAACAGGCTTTGGCAAAATTTATCAAATGGCGCACACAAGTTATTCCATTAGAAATAACTCGCGGACTAGAAAACACTGCGGAAAAAACACTAAAATTTGCAATCAAGCAAACGTCTGGCAAATGGACGTATGAAAAACGAGTCAGACGTGGCAGTCCTCGGACTTATACTCGGCTTTGGAAATCAATTCCAGGATGGTATCCAAACAATGATCCGTTAATTATAAATATTGAACATGGCGAGCTAGTAAAGCGGTGGCGCTCGTTAGTTGTTAGTTTTGGCAATTCTGGTGGCGGATCATTCAGGGAAGATCAGGCGACATCTGCAAGGGTGTTGAATTACGACCCACGCGCCATGAGGCTTATAAAAGGAAATGACAAATTTATGCCCAGGCCATTTAACGTACCCATAGAAATTTACGGAGAAACCGTTTTGGCACATGAAATTAGTGCGTCAGTCAAGCGGATTATAGAGGCATGGTAGGGTTAGAATAGGTATGGCATTGCAAGTCGATCCGATTTTAGGCGTAAACCTACAGACTGTCACGCTAACTCACATGACGAAAGTCGGAACGGCTTTAACGGCCAGCAACTCTATAGCGGTGTCGGTCCTTGTTGAGTCTTTAAAATTCAAAATCAAAACTGACAAAATGCGCATTGAAAGCGTAAATTCAACAGGAATCAATAACGTCGAAATAGCCCGTGCAGCAGATTTGTCATTGCAAATTTTCAGAGTCAGTGGCGCAACTGATCCCGACGCATTGTTGGCTTTCGTTCAAACGGTGACAGTAGGTGACATGATCCAGATTGTATACACTGAATCATCGGGTGCAAGCAATTATTCTCGGACAGTTATTGGTTCGTTTGCCGATCTGGAAACAGGGTTCGAGGGTCGCGGCAAGCAAATTGCAACGCTTAGTATAGATTCAGTTAGTGTAACCGGGGGCGCTAACTACTTTTCGGCTAGCGTATGAAAATCAATCCTTATTTAGCCAGGCTAACTTCTGATGAAGTCAGGGAATTTGCAGCAGACGTACCGGCTGGAGTGTTTGATGATATGGAATCACTGACGTTTTCGGTTCGCCAACTTCCCAAGATGCTCATTATTGAATGCAGTAGTAGGGGAAAGGATAAATATAAAGCGATGCTTGCCGACCCAGGTTCAATCCCCATGAACGGCGACATGCAATTGCTTCCGTCTAGCGATTCTTGCGGGATGATTGAAACAATCCGAACGGCTCAGCGCTGCAAGTTGGCCGAAGACATTTATACGTTTGAAGAGTTGATTGGGCTTTGGTTTATTCCAAACGCTAGTGAATTGATGCTGGAATGTTATTCATGGGTGACTCAGCCTTTATTGCAAACGGGTGGTGACGTAAACCCTTTTGGCAAACCAGTCACGCCAAATGGGTTGGCTCCTGTCTCCAATTTGGGGTTGGACATCCAGAAATCGTCCAAACCCAAACCGCGCTCCTCTGGTCGATGAACGAGCGACTAGGTGCAATTTCGGATAAACTTACCGGGCAAGCTGCGGGCGCACAGATAGAGCGCCCGACCAGTCAATGGCTTATGGAAGTTTACGACGCATTTTGTGATGGTTGGAAATGGAAGGGGTTATTCTAATATGCCAGAACCACTAATAATTGATTTGACCGTCGGGTCCAACCTCACGGCTTCCTTAGACAAAACTCAACGTTTAATTGAAAAAATTGCCGAGCTTCAAGAAGGAATATCCGCATTTAGCACAAATTCCAGTTCTGGGCTTGCTGAATCTATAAACAAGATGACGAACGCTTTTAAGGCGGCTCAGACTCAATTTGACCCTTTGCGCGAGTCTCAAGCTAAGCTTATTGAGGAAAAAGCCAAAGTGTTTACGGCGCGAGCCCAGGCAGTTCAAGAAGCTAGTCTTCGACAGCAAAGCAAATTTAACAAAAATATAAGTGATTACAGTTCGTTTGATGGTCGCGAGGGTCTTGGCAAACGGGAAGCGGGCCGATCCATGCAAGAGCGTAACGAAGATAAAATTCAAGTTATCAATCACGCCATAGATGATTTTTTTAGCAACATTAGCAGCCAAGCGAACGAAATCAAGGAAAACGAAAAAGCAATGAAATCGTTACGACGAGAAACAGAAGCCTCGTCACGAAAATATAAAACCGAAAAAGGTGGCAGCCCATTATTAAAATCCATTATGGATTTGGTTGGGACAACTAGAATCGGTATTGGGCGATTCCACCCGCTTATAAATCGCCTTGGTAGCGTTGGCGGAAACGCATTAAACGAAATCATGGGAACAGGCTCAATTAACAAAATTGGTAACACCGTTGCTAAACTTGTTGGCACTCGACCTAAGATTGAGCCTCCACCAGTACATGGCGCTCCAAGTCCACCCCCTTATAGTGATTTTGATGGACTTGGTGCTGCGCTTGCACCCCTAGCGGAAGCCATTAGCCCGTTTATATTGCCAATTGTGGCAATTATTGATGCCTTAACAGCGTTTGCAATAACTGTAAAATTTGCGGTAGAAGCAGTCCAGAAAGCCACTAGCGCGTTTTTTTCTATAGCTGGAGCAGCTACAGCCGGTGCCGTAGCTCAATCAGAATTAACGGGTTTATCCGCAAAACAGTTGGCAGGCGGGACGCATGGAAACGCTATTGCAGCAATGTACGGGATCAATCCGGTTTATAATGCTTTTGGAGACATTGATGACGCAAAGCGGACTAAACAAGCTATTGCAGCAATTCGAGGCGCAGGAAGTTTAGAAAATGCTAAACGTGTTTCAATTGGGTTAACCGGTTCACCGGATGCGGCCAAGGCGTATTTGTACGACGATAAAACCACGCACAATACGCAAGGTTTGGCGGGAATATCACCTCAAATGATGGGCGACGTTGCGCAGGCAATGCAAAACTTCAAAAACATTATGGACGCGGTAACGACGGGAATTTCACGAGCATTTGCCCCCGTATTCAAAGCTGCCGCTAACATGGATGTTAGTTTTGATCTAGTTGCAAATGCTACGCAAGTTTTATTTGAAGGATTATTTGGATCACTTATTATGGCGGCCAAAATCTTTGATGAATTGAATCGAGCAATAACGGAAATGCAGCTAGCAGTTGGACTTGCCACCAAGGCAATCATCAACATGTTTGGAGGAGGTAGCGGCGGGCCGTCTGATCAAGAATTGTCTGATATAAAAGATCGCCTAGATCATTGGGACGATAAATCTGCGGATCGAACAACTGGCAAATTAAGTGATATTTCCGACAATACGGCAGAAGCAAACCGCATATTGGGCGATATGAACCACGCGATTCGAGGAGCTGGAGAACGCGGCAATAAAGCGCTCCCCAATAAGATAACTGGCATTGGACGCAACGGTAATGATTCCCAGAGCTTGCACAATCAGGCATATCAACAAAAATTAGGATGGGGCGTAATTTAAGTGGCGCTTGTTACTCCGAATTACAGTATTCAAGTGGTTTTTGATCCTGACACAACTACCACGTCAAGCACTGGCTATGCACTTACAAAAAACGGCGGCGAGATTTGCAGGGATGTTGGGCTGCTTGCTTCTAACGTTGTGTACAGCAAGGGTGTCGGTTGGACGCTAAAACGGACAAATGTTGATGTTGACCAGCGCAGTCCTGAAGCGGATGCGGGCCGGTACAAAATTACTACAAGTGGCTCTGATTCACTAAGCCAGCAAATCACTTACGCGGCAGACTGGAACGACGTGTCACACACTGCTGATCCTGGGTTGCCTGGTCTGACTCAAGCGGTTGGGACCGGGTTAGGACAACGAAGTCAGATTCCGGCGGGCCACAATATGGGAGCCAAGTTGACCGCCGATCAAGCATATACCCCTATTACTCCTGGCCCCGTTGGCACTGCCACTCGCATAAGGGTCGCAAAAGCTGTACACAAACACGATATTAGACATGGCATTGCAATCGAATACTCTTTGCCATCGTCAAGATCATTTGACCAAGTTAATTATATTTTCTCTTTTTATTTTAACGCAGCGCCAGGTAATTATACGGCAGTAGTTCACGGCACTGGATCATACTGTATTGATGTTTACGCCAGTAAAGTTGTAATTTGGGAAGACGTTGGAACTGGATCGGTAATTTGGTATAACGCGGCAGAATATGCCACTCCGCCAAACCTTTTACTCTTAGCAACAAAGGAAGCAATTACTATTTTTCTTCGGGTTGTAGCAAATAAGATTGTTTTAAATTTTCAACCTACACCAACATTGCAAGCCGGGCTACCACAAGCGGGGCCGGTTTTGCCTGTTCAACCACCTCAACAAACTGCAAGTTTGCCAGCCATTGAGCATACAGTTCCAGGCGCGATCCCTTCACAAATTCCAAGTCAAGCCGCTGCCAAGGTTCAACCTATACGAATTGACATTCCGGCTCATCATCGCCCCAGTATAAAACTCAAGCGGTATATGTACGCAGCAACCGGGTGGATGTGTTCTGACGTATTTGCGCTGGATTCGTTTCCAATTGGTGGCAGTACGGATTCTCAACTTGCGGTAGTTGTGTCAGGTGACTTTCCCAACGATTGCACTTGTACCGTTGAGCTGCTGTATGCCGGTGCTGCACCTGATCCTGCTTTAACATTGGCTTCTGACATTATTGCTCGATCCAGTTTAGCTGCAACCGATCAAATTATCAGCCTCAAATACGTGTTGCCAAAATACACCGGCAAACCGTTTGCGGCTAGGAAATACTTTTTGAGATTTACGCTTGCAAGCAATTCGAGCGAAACCGCCCACCCGGCTTACACTGGCGACCCATTAGACGCCCCAACGCCCGCATTTTCGCATAGTCCAACAATTTGGAACATAGAAATATCAAAGTTGCCGGTGGCGGCAACTCACGCAGGTCAAAATATTATCGTTCCCGCTTCGCCCATTGCAAACAATTTAACTTCAACCGATATCGGGCAACTTTCTATTCAATCCGGTGGCGCTGATCCGGTTAGGCAAGTGGCGCAAATGCAATTTGACGATCAGTTTGGTACGCTTTCTTTTTTAACGCAAGGTGGCAATCTGCTGACTGAAATTCGCCTGACATACAATGCCGACGGTAACTATTCAATTTTGCATCGCGGTTATATCTATAGTGTTTCAGGAGAGCATCAAGGCCGAGGAATTTATCATTATTCGGTTGATTGTCATGGGATGTGGTTGCGATTGTCGGCGGCGCTAACGCCAGCTCGATTGACTTTATGGGATCAATTTACAAACAGCCCAAAATTTGCAATTGACATTGTTCGAGCAATGCTTTATCAGGCCGGTTTTAACGACTCGCAAATTATTTTACCAAGCACGACGGACTTACCGTTTAGGGTTTGGGACAACGCGAGTTCAGACAGTGGTTTTATCGAGCCCTACACACCAATCATGGATGTTGTTTTGCAATATTGCCATGATTATTTTACCGCTTACTTAACTTACGAACCTAATGCGGGAATTGATGGTGCCTGGGTGTTAATTCCGGCAGCAGCTCCCGGCGCTCGACCTCCCTTGGCTTCGTTTTGGTTAAATGCTCCACCTGCATTAACCGGTGGCGGTATTGACATTTACGAAACGCATGATGCTTACAATGATCCAGGGCGCAACTATAATGCAATAGACCACGCGGGTGCAGTTCCTCGGGCATTTATTGAAAAAAAGAGTTATACAACCCAAGGTGAACCGCCCGAAAACACTTGCGTGTTAGTTATTGGTGGAGCAGCAACAAACACGGCTCAAGCGGCAAACAAGCGCACTACGGCGGGCCTTACTGAACGCTTAGTTGTAAATGTCAATTCTTACAATTGGCTCAATTTAACTCCATTAAGTCCGGGGTATCCAACTAGCAACCGAATAACAAATCCTGACTATATAGGTTTTGAAAAACTTTTGTATGTTCAAGACATGACGTTTCATTCGCAACAAGCAATTGATTGGATGGCGAAACGATATTTTTGGTCATCATGCACGAGCCGTACCTACCGGAGATTTAACGCGCCATTGCTACTCATTGATGCAACCGATGCAGGATCAACCAGGAAACGACCGTTAAGAATTGGCGATCAGGTTTTGTGCCAAGAAAACAATGGTAGTTTTAGCCGGTTTATTGTTTCAACGTGCGATCCCATTATCAGTAAAGCATCTTGCTCAATGGCAAAATACGAGCTAGTGTCTGCTCCCACGGTGTCCGACTATGCTTTGGGCCCCAAGATAATGAGTAAACGTAAAATTTTGTCGCAAATTGTAAAAGCCGCCACGGGTGAGCGCCATAATGATGGACATTTTAATGACACGAACCGGGCGCTTAGCCATTCTCATAGTGATATTCATTCGTGGCCTCATCCGGGCTTAAAAGACCACAAAACCGACGGAAGTGGTATCCCAGATATTCAAGATTTGATCCCAGGTTCAGCAACTTATGGACAATTTTATCCTGATGCAAGCATTAGTTATTCGTAAATTGAAAACTTGGATTGCTCCGAAAAGGTACCTCTAAATGTCGAGTCCTTATCAGGCTAGGCGGACGGGGCGGGTTAAGACTTTTACCTACGGTGGGAGTTTTACCGTTGCCTTGAAGGGGTTTGTAGAGGTGCATCCGCCGACGGGGTTGACTGTGCGCGAGTACATTTTGGTCGATGGATTTGCCTCAATGCCTGGAATTTTTGATGTTAATTTTGGGCTGTACGGGGTCGGAAGTAGCCGCCGGGCGGACGGAATCAACCTGGGAATTTACTTTCCGCATACTTTGATTGCCCACAGCGACGGCGGGGCTTATCCTTACGCTGCGTACACCTGGGACACCGACGTGACTTGGTCGTTTGTGGTGGATGCGGAGGAGTGGATTGATGTTGGCGTAGCGTCAGCAGCGTTGACCGCTTTAGAGGTCACCGAAGCAAACTATCCGAACACGACATGGCGGACGGATTGGCGAACGAAGATCGGTGGCGCTTTTGCGTTGAACGCGCATACTTCCGACGGGGTGCTGGTTGCGGTTTGGACGGGGGTGGCGACCGATACTAAACCCTTGTTTTACAAGCCTAACACCCAGAGCCGGGCGGCTTTCATTATTGCGGAAGATACCGACCCGGCGGCTTGGGGCTATTTTAACCACAGTTCCGCCCACATGGGGACGAAAACGATTTACGCTAACCTCACTGGCTCGGAGGCCCCGATTGATGTTGCGTCCTGGGCGGCTTCTGGCGCTACTTCGGTTTACGGGGGAAGCTGGTCGGCTTCAGCGCATAACGGGGCGGGGGCGGTGGTGATTACGAGCCCTTGGAACGCCCGGTACGAGAGCCTTTTTGACCCGGCGGTTGACCACGGGGGGCTGGTGCTAAGTGTTGCGGGTGGGCCGCCGACAGTGATTGACGTGGCGGCTAGTTTGCGACAAGTTGACCACGACCACCCGGCGGGGTCAAGCGTTTTTACTTTGACCCGAAACCAGGGTTACGACCTTTACGCTCACCCGATTATTGAAACTCGGAGCAATGTTGGAGGCGGATTGCAGACGTTTTACAACTACTACTACGGGGTGACGGGGGTGCCGGTGCCCACTAGTATTGGGAGCCAGAACACCGGGTTTTTTGTGTTTACGGTGGAACCGGCGACCCTTGCTGCTTTGGGTGGCGGGCACCTGGACACCAGGGTTTTGATGCGAGGACAGGCGACGGATGCTTTGACATTTACCCGGGCTGACCATTTTGATTTTGTGCTTTCGGCGGGGTGGACGACTTTGAGCCCGACGACCAGGCGGGCGAGTTTTGGAGTTAAGGATTTTTCGGGTTACCGGTTTTACGAGCTGCAGACGACATCGGTTCCCGCAGGAACTACAGTTACCATCGGGTTTGGAACTTCGACCGGGGCGGCGGTGCAGACTTCGGCGGTGGTGGATAGCGCCGGACTATGTAGTTTTGACACTCTGGCGATTGCTGCGACAAGCGGAATTGTGGACGATGCGGAATCGGTGCTAACTGGGCCTGGTCGCTGCACCCAGGTGATTGTAAGCGGTTTACCAACGGGGGGAGTTTTGGGGACGCTGCGAGGGGTTGCACATGACCCGGCCAGCGTCGTGATGACCGCAATGGGCAATAAGCTAAGGATTCGGGCGGATGGGCGCGATCTAACCTCGATTGATGGTTTGTCGAGGGGGCGAGGGTCAGCGTTTTTGGCCGACCGAAACGACTGGGTCAACGTTGGAATTCTTGGGTGCAATTTTGCCGCCACCGCTTTGAACCCTAGTTTAAGTCTTGGCGATGCTTACGAACTGGGCGGAGCTGGTGCGATTTACGACGGAGGTTGGCAGCATACGGTTTTACAGCCATTACCCGGGACGATCCGGGCTTGCGAACTGTTTAGCCATTTTGAGCCTTGGCCGGGAAGTGGTGATGTTGCTTACGGGGGCACAAGTTACGGAACGGTGCCCGTGCGGGTTTGCAAGATTCTGGGAATGATGATTGAGGGGACGGTAAGTCAACCACGACCCGTAAATGATTCGGGTTTTGAGGTTACGGCGACAAGCGCGGACGCGACATGGACGGGAGTTACAACCGGGGCTCTGGGAGACTACCGGTTTACTTGCCCTGTTTTGGCATCGGGGTCGGTTGTTCCGGAGCCTTTCCACTTTGTTGACGTGAGTTTGACCGGCTACAGCCTGACTGCCAGTGAACTTTATCAGAACAGAGGGCTAGCGCGGGTGATGTTTTGCACTTCGCGCAAGAGCAAAGGTAAAACGGTTGCAAACAGCCATAATCATCTAGGACAATTTATCAGGGTTTCACAATCATCCTCGGGCTTAATATTAAAAATTGGAAGGGCACTCGCCAGCGCATTATCAACCCCAATTACCATTACAACCGATACGGCTGATACTTCTCCGGCATTGTTCGTGCCAGACCATCTACATTGTCCGGTATATTTGAGCTATGTTGAAAATTCGTCCGGCTCAGCAATCCTACGCAGTTCGCTTGATGATGCTCAAACGTTCAATACCGAAATGGCAACAATTCCAAATTGCTCACAATCGTGCGTCCTCGTCACTAGCGCCGGATGGACAGTGCTGGCCGGGTTCCAGCCGTCTGTTTCGTCTGTCACAAATGGGAGCATCCTGCTGTCGGTCAAGGGGCCTGGTGACTCGGCATTTTCGGCTCCTTATGCGATTGCCGATAGCACTGGCCCTATATCGTTTGCCGACAATGGGTTCGACTTGGCTGCATCTGCCACAACCGGGCAAGAAGCAATATTGTCGGCAACGGCTACCGGCTCTTTTGATATTTCCGAATGGTATTCACTAGATGATTTTAAGACATGGCGTTTATCCGTGTAATAACAACTCCAAGTAACAGCGACCATTCAAAATTGCGTCCTCCTCGGCAGCATGAACACTTTTTAGTCTGCTTAATCCGCAGCGGCTTAAACAACTGTTAAAATCATGGCTTGCTACGGGAAAACGCATCCTATAATAAACCATCAAGTCAAACCAAGCGGAGCCTAAAATCTCACAATGGTTAATTCTTTTGCCTACTAAAGAAGGGTGCCAGCTTGAACATTCAAACAACATTTGGCGGTAGCACTCCATGTCGTAACCATGATTAAATGCCAGGTTAGGTAACCCAACCGCGTCATTGCGCTGCAAAAAATATTCAAGTTCCGACAACACAAACAAAGAATCTTGTCCAGTTTCTATAAGCCGGTCATAGCTTTTACCGCTTACCGAAAGCGCTACAGCATCCACTTCGCGAAAAATCTTGCCAGCAGCATTAACCGGCAGGGCTATGTCCCATGATCGAGACTCAATCAGTAAACCTCCTCTAAAAACGGCTACCCCCATCTCGTGCGGGTAGCCGCGCCGGGGGTCTTTGTGAGTCCCTTCAAAGTCTATCGAGACAAAATCCAACACTAGAGCCCTAGCCCTACTTGTTCAGTGGCCGGGGTGGCAGATTGATTATAAACTTCGCCGTCCACTATAATTATGTCGGCTTTATTGGCGTCGTAATCTTCTTCGTCTACAACAATTTCCGCAAACACTTGGGCACCTATTTTTTGACTTTCTTCAAGCAGGATTTTCATCGAATCACTATCAAGGGTGGACGCATCGTAAATGCAAAATGCCTTTAATTCACCACCCATAGCGGCGGATATAGCAACGGATGATTGAATTTGCTCCGCGTGTGACGCTTGACTAAACGGTAATCCGTTCAACGTGATTCCGTCACCGTCATCTTCAAAACCCAGTCCAGCCACAGGAAAAGCAGCTTCGCTCAAAGCTTTCAATTTTGCTTTTTTTGCTACGTCCCATTTGTCAACATGAGTTTTTAAGTTTTGCTCTTGCGCCTCATACTCTGCTTTTGCATTCAAGTAAGCAGCATTGTCCCTGATTTTCTTGTTTGTAACTTGAACCGCCGCAAGCGCTGACTCTAAAGACCCAACATCAACAAGGGTGTAATCTTGAGCATTTTGCACAGCTTGATCGTAAATAACGGTGGCTTCCTCTGTTTTAGCCAGCACGTCTGCCAGATATGCTTTAGCCTTTTGTAACAGTAATTCCGCGCTAGTAATGTCGGCTTTAGCTTCATCACAGTATGTTTTTTGCCGAGACATTGCGGCAGCGGCAATTTCTATTTCTCGATTTAAGCTGGTTTTTCGGCTGTTATGAGTGTTCGCAGCAGACAATTGTAGGGCAATTTCGGCAGGATCAAGTTCTGTATCGGGCGCGTCTTCGTGAAAAGGCAAGTCGGCAAAATAGCTTAGTTGTGTTTGGCGATTTTTTGCAATATCTATTTCAGCCTTGGCAGCCTTTATTGCCCTATCTAGTTCGTCCACTTCAACACCTGCCAGGGTTGCCAGGATTTTCCGTTGATCCCTTGGGTCTTTGCTAGGAAACGCCATCGGATCAATAAAAGCAAGCCCCATCAGACGCCGCAAGAAATCAGAAGGGCGCTCACTGATTCTTTTACCCGACTCATTAAAAATTTGCAGCGTATTTGACTGCTTGCCGTCTAGGTTATTTTCAAAAAGGCGAACAATTTTGAAAATGGTATCCGCGCCATCGGTGGATTTAACAGTCAAGCGAATTGCGCCATCCGTTTCGCCTGTTGTAATTGGAGCCTTCACCGATTTTGGAATGCCAGCCAGGCAAGAGTAAATAGCATTGAGGATAGTAGATTTACCTTGCCTGTTTTTTCCGCCTATACGCACAAGATTGTTGCCGTCAAAATTCAAGTGGACGGCTTTAATTTTGGCAAAACGACGAACATCAAGCCCAATTATCGTAAAGCCGGGTTTAAGCATTGCAGCCATCCATCAGCGAAACAATTGCGCGATCCATAAGTTGCTCTCTAGTCAAATTCCAAGCGCAGACTATGGGGTGAGCTTCGTCAGAAGATAAACCTATGGCAACGCACTGAGTTACTTGCTTGCCTGCTGGGCGCGGTATATAAAGAACAAGGTCATAGAGTCTTGGTAGCGACAAACTTTCAATTGCATCCATCAGGTGCATGGATGCTTTTTCAGCTACGTCGCCGGGAAAACTAAACGAGAGTGGTGGTTCATTCATGATTGTATTTTGGCTAAGCCGTAGCGACTATACCGCAAAATGCGTACATGGTGGTATAATGGGCCATGAGTATGCATTTAACATTTGCGCCCAGAAGGCAGCGCATGAGTACAATTGAAGTCAACAAATTGTTTACAGTTGTGTATAACGATCACTGCCAAGGTTATACAATGAAAGCAGCTTGCAGGAAACACGGACTAGGTATTGAATCGTACAGAAAGCGGCTGCAAACAGCAATTAAGGCCGGGTTGTCAAACCCTAAGACGGTGTACCAGGAGGCTTGCAATGCGCAGCTCTGATGTATTTGAAAATAAGCCTACTCCAAAATACGCAAGGGCCGGCAATACCCTTTACTATTATTGGGATCACAAGCCATATTCACGGGTGACCAGTGTGCTAGGTTTAATTGTGGGCAATTCGTTGCTGGAGTGGTACGCAAAAATGGGAGCTATGAGAGCCGCCAGGCCACTTTACGAGGCCGGGCTTTGCACGTCGGCAACGCTTGAAGAACTAGAGGAGATGGAGTTGTATGCCGGATACCACGGGTTTAGAGATGCTTCCATGCTGTCTCAGGACGACGCAATTGCAGAGGCGTTTAACTGGAAATCCAACATGCGGGAGCCGATGAGATACAGAGATATGAGGGCGGATATTGGTTCCATTTGCCACCATGCTCATTATGAGATTGCTTGCGGGTTGACAAATTTCAGCACAAACGGTATGGGTGACAAGAAAATTGTGCAGTATTTGGCCGATTTAGCTCTTGGTAAAAATCGGTTTATTCGAGAGGATGTTTTGGAGCGGTATGCGGCGCTTGGCACTCCAAAAACACGAGACGATCTAGCGCTAGATTTAGCTTATCGCGCACTCCCAAGAGTCAAACGGGTGCAGGCAGCAATTGATGCGTTTAAGCCTGAATACGAAATGGTAGGAGCCGAAGCTATGACCGTAAATACCGATGAGGACGTAGCCGGTACGATGGACTGGATCGCGTGGTTCAAAAAGGTTGACTGGCAAACTCAATGCGCTTGGCCGTTCGGAGAGCGCCAGAAAATACGAGTCATGGGAGACGACAAATTTACTCGAAAGGCTCCTACGTCTGTGCGTTATCAAATGGCAGTTTATGCCCGTGGCTCTTTTATTGGTGATCCAGACACGGGTGAAAAACATGATATTCCCGAGTGCGATGCGCTGGTTTGTTGGCATTTAGAACCGCCAGATTTAAAAGATTGTGTAAGCAATTTGCAAGCAATTCCTAAAGTTTGGTACGACGCAAAACTTAAAGACGGAACAATTTTGACTGGCCCTGATACGATTGACTATTTTTACGAAGCGTTTTGCTTCCTCAATGCATTCCGCCGGTTTACCGAAGATTTGCCTAGAGCGAAATCTAGTCGAGTGTACCGAGAGCCAAAACCATGTACTAAATTGGGTGAGCGACCAAGTCCATTTACTAAAGGGAGTAAATAATGCCAATTATCGTGCAACGCGATAGGCCCCGCATGGCAGAAGTTGGAATTATTCGCATTGGCAAAAAAATTCAAGGCACAACTGCCGCCGGAAAAGTTTACGAGCGCCCTAGTTCGCTAGAGCAATTCAGATTTACTACTCCGCACATTCACGCCGCCGAAAAAGTTGCCGAGGTGTATGGCGGTGCGATAACTAGATTTACATCTGGCCGTAGACCCGGCTACGATGTCGAAACAAGTGCCTCAACTATCAAAGCAGTTATATCCCTGAAGCGCGTCACCAACGGTCAATACGAAAGCCTATCGGAAGATATGGAGCTATGGCAGGGTGGCACCAATATAAGGCGTTGTGACGGGGTTTCGTGCATTATTTGGGATAAAGGCAAAAACGGGATTGAGCGAATGACCAGGCCGTGTATTTGCAAATTTGGAACCGATGTTTATGCAGCAAAGAAAAAAGCTATTCAAATTGACCCGAAGGAGGAAAAAGTTTGCGCGTTAAAAACAAGAACTTTGGTCTTGCTTCCAGAATTAGAAAACCTTGGCTTATGGCGATTAAATAGCGAAAGTGTTGTCTACAATCAGCAAGCAAGAGCTTTTTTCGACAACTTGTTTAGCATGGGGTTTGAAGGCCAGCTAGTCCCAATAACAATGACAATTGTAATGAAGGAGAAGCAAACCGCGCCAGGGGAAAAAACCTCTAAGTTTCCCGTCGTAGAACTTTTGGTTGATCCAAATCCGATACCTCTTGCAAGCATAGTCAACAAAGTTGCAAATGCGGCAATGGGAAATTTACTTGCGCCAGGGGCCGGAATGAATACTCCGGTAAACGGATCAACCATGCTGGAACTAGATTCTACTGTTGAGATAATTGATTTAGTAGAAGAAGATGACGTATTTCAATGGGCTGAAAATAGTTTTGGAAGGGAAAACTTTTTGAAACTTATGTGCTTTGAATCAAATGTCGATTTACTTGGAATTTTCAAGATTGCCAGGGACAGAAACGCCGATTATACTCAAGTGCAAGTTGCAGTGCAGCGGGCAATTGCGCACAATGCGGGACATGCCAATGATTGAATTGAGGCCGTATCAGCGGCAAGCAAAGGCAGCCATAAATAATTGCATTGAAAATGGGCAGTCGCGAAACCTTGTAGTCATGGCAACCGGCACCGGCAAAACCACGTTGTTTGCTGATTACATTTTGGAGCGCCATGCCGCACGTCGTGGTAAATCCTTAGTCCTTGCTCACCGAGAAGAGTTGATTGAACAGGCTGCTCGGCGCATTGAGTCACAGACCGGATTGTGCGTTGGAGTTGAGAGGGCTGATTCCAAGGCTCACTCGTTTTGTGATGTTGTTGTCGCGTCCGTGCAGACCGTTGGGCGCAATGGTTCAAAGCGACTTGCCGGAACAATGTTTAGCGATATTATTAGCGATGAATGCCACCACGCGCCTTCTGAAATTTATCAGAATACGTACAAAAGATTCGGGGTGTACGATGGCGCATGTCGGCATTTGGGTGTAACAGCAACTCCTGACCGTTTAGACAACAGGCCATTAACAAGTGGTAAAGGTAATGCTACGTTCGAGGGCGTAGCGTACAAATACGATTTGCGTGATGCGATTGAGGATAGATGGCTTGTTGATCTAGTCGGCTACCGCACCCCAATTGATATTGGATTAGATAAAGTTAAGAAGACAGCGGGGGATTACAACGTTGGCGAACTAAGCGAAAAAATGGATACGCCTGCAATGAATGCCTACGCATACGAGAAATGGCAAGAGGTCTGCCCAAATCGCCAAACAATAGCGTTTTGTGTTTCAGTAAAACATTCGCTAGACGTTGCCGAAGCTTTTAAGGTTCGAGGAATCAAAGCGGCATGTGTTCACGGCGGCATGTCTATCGCTGAGCGCACTGATGTGATTGCCGCCTTTAGATCGGGAGAGATTCAATTTTTGGCTAATTGCCAGATAGCAACCGAAGGGTTTGACGTGCCATCGGTGGATTGCATCTTGTTACTAAGGCCAACTCAAAGCGCGGCGCTTTACACTCAGATGATTGGCCGGGGCACTCGCACTCTTTCGGGAGTAGTTGACGGATTGCCAATTGTGGATGGCATAGACGGCTTAGAACTTCGTGATAAACGGATTAAAAATTCTGCCAAACCGGATTGTGTGATTTTAGATGTAGCCGATTTGTCTTCACAACATTCAGCCATTTCATTATCGGCTGCGCTTGGATTGCCTCCCAACATTGATTTAAACGGCAAAGCTGCTCGCAAAGCATGGGTTGAGTTTGACAAACTTGATAGCGCAATTAAGGAGCATCTTTACAATCAGGAAAGCTCTTTTACCTTTGAGGATATGAAAGGTATCGTCCAAAAATTTGACTTGTTTGCGATTAAGCCACGAGCGCCAGAAGTTATCGAAGCTGGACAATGGGGATGGGTCAAAACTGGCAATGAATATCATTTGTCTTGCGGCAAAGATAATGATGGAAGCAACCGATCAGCCAAACTTACAATTAACACTATTGGACAATGTGTTTTGCAATTAAAATCTAGTCGAAATATAAGCGATATACCGCTTGGAGACGATGTTATTTCCGCGTTGTACCATAGTCAAGAGATCATAAAGGGTCAGTTTCCACGCGCTGAAATCATTGCGGATATTACGTCTAAGTGGCAATCAGATCAACCGTCCGATAAACAAATGAACTTTTTAAAGAAATTGGGCATGCAGCCTGGCGATTTAGCAACAATTAAAACGAAACGCCAAGCGTCAAATGCTATTGACTTGCTGCAACGCGGTAAAATTGCGCAATGAGTAATTCCAAGCCGACCGAAGAAGAGATTCAAAGCGCCATTGTGAGAATTCTTGCTTATTACAATATTCAATGCCTGCAAACTTCGTATCGAGGGGTCAAATGCAGCATTTGCCATAAAAAAGTATACGGTGGTTACGGAGCGTCGCTTGGTGTTCCCGATTTATTTGTTCGACATAAAGTTTGGCCTAAAGGTTTATGGCTTGGGATGGAGGTTAAACGGCCAGGCGGTGGCTGGACATATATTACAAAGAACGTCGGCGGCAAAAGTGTTATTCAACGTGACGCCTTTGGGCAAAAAATCAGCGCTCAGAAATTGCTCTGGGAAGCTGGTGCAACTGCCCGCGTAGAAAGCGTAGACGAGGCTTTAAGCGCAATTTTTCACACTCATACGGTGCGATTGAAAATGACAGAAGCATTGTCATTTACTAACCCGGCTAAAATTGATATAGAGAAAGTGTTTTATGGCGAATAAGCGATTGAAATGTGATTGCTGCCAATCAGTGGTTGCAGTAGAAAAATGCAAGTCGTCGGCCCGTTGCGCAAAAGGGCATTATTGCCAACTTTGTATATTGGATTTTCAATATTTAATTAATTCTCGTTACAAAATTAATGTAATTGAGCAAAGCATTAAGCAAGGCATGGGTTGGAAAGTTGTTTTATTTTCGCATCTACTAAGAAAAAAGGCGATTGCCAATGATTAAATTAGTAAGACTGGAAATAGTAGTAGATGACGAATGCAGCCTAGAGTTTCTACGAGACGTAACCGCCTATAAAGATACCGAGAAAAAATATAGTTCAAGTTTGCATGATGACATAATTAGAAGAGTTTTGTTTCATACAAATAACACAACATTAACTACTGAAGATTGTGATGACGTAGCGTCTAACGCAATCATTAAAATTTATCGGCTTTTGAAAAATGGCAAAACATTAAACAAGACTTACATTGTTCGAGTTATAAAAAATGAAATTTGTGACGCTTTTGCAAAGCAAAGACGATTAAAAAGGTTAGATGAAAATTTAACAAGTAGCTTGGTCGCGCAAGCAAAATTACAATCAGCGGCTCTCATAGAGGAAGCAGAATCCGGGATCGAAACTATATTTTGTACATTGCCATTGAAATTAGGCATTGCGGCTCAAATGTTAGCCAGTGGCGAAACGTGGAAGGCTGTAGAATTAGCGACCGGACTTTCAAAAAAGGAGATCAGGAACTCTTTGCGTGAAAAACTAAAAAATGAATATGAAGAAACAATTAGTAGCCATCCCCAATAATCTTGCAAGCGATGTTCTCCAATTGGAGCATTTTTGTTTTCGTCTGGCAAGCAAGGACGCTCCAGATGTTGCCTACAAGTTGGCTTTTGGCTCAATGGACGAAGCAAACATGTCTGCACTATTGCTGGATCAATTTGTACAGGATAAAGTGCATTTATTGGTTCGGTTTCTGCGACCGGAATATACTGCCAGTGAAGAAGATCAAAAGCGACTTTACGTAGATGCCGCTAATGATGCAATGAACGCGGGCAAATTTAAAGACGCAATGGATGCAATGCAGCGGGCCACACAAGCCGCTGGAACGGTTATTGTTGATCCTAGCACATCCATCTACAATACTACGGATGATGAGTTAGAACGATTGTCTGATCTGCCTTTGCGGAATCAGCTCAAAGCACATTTTAACGCAATAGGATGGAAAAATTTACGAATTAAATTACCTACTCATACCGGAGCCGTTTTTATGGCAAGCAAACCGCTTAGTGAACAGTGGCCGGAAGGGGCTGAAAACAAAAGCGCGGAAGCGTTTGAGATTTACGAATTATGCCGCGCCATATCGTTTGCTTATCACGGTGAACCCAGATTACAAGCTAGTGAATTGAATGTTGAAAATTTCACCCCCGGATAAGTGTGCCCAATACAAGAAGGCGTTTGCCCACGACCCAACATTGTTTGCAAAAGTAGAGTTAAAACAAACGTTTTGGAGTGGGCAGGTTAAAATAGCTCAGGCTTTAGTTGATCCTGGCGCACAGAAAATAATGGTTTTATCTTGCCACGGTGCTGGAAAAAGTAACAGTTTAGCGTGTTTCTCCTTGTGGCATTATTATTGTTATAATCCTAGTTATACAATTTTAACTGCTCCGAGTGAAAAGAGCGTAACTCATGTTTTGTTTGCCGAGATTAGACGATTAGTCAACAATAACCATCCCGATCTTGCCCCAATGGTGCCCAGGCTTTACGGAGGACCTGCACATTGGATCGAAGGGTTTACAGCCAAGGATGGAACAGCGTTTCAGGGGCGACACAAGCAAAACATGTTACTTGGATTTGATGAAGCGGTTGGTGTTGCATCATCGTTTTGGTCATCCGCAATTGGGATGCTCATAAATCCCGAAAGAAAAATGATTGCTGCGATGAACCCAACAGACAAGACAAGCCGAGCGTATCAGGAATACGTTCGCGGGGGGTGGCATGTAATCCGCCTAAGCGCATTGGATCACCCTAATATTGTGGATTGGCACGAGGGCAACACGCCTCGAATACCGGGAGCGGTTACAGGCAACTGGGTTAATGATCGAGTTAAGGAGTGGTGTAAATCCGTGCCAGCTGCCAGTAAAGAGGCTTGGGATTTTGAATGGCCCTTAAATTCTGGGCAATGGCACCGACCGGACGGAGAATTTGAAGCCCGTGTGCTCGGTCGATGGCCCCGGCAAGGCAGTCGATCCGTGTGGAGCGATGCTGAATTAGAATTAACTTGCAAAGAGCAGGTGTTATCATTAGCGCCCCGTTTAGTTTGCGGGCTAGACGTTGCAAGATATGGCGACGATATGTCGGTTCTGCACGGCAGGATCGGTAATTGCTCGTTAATACATGAGCGTTGGGGTAAAAGTTCGGTGGTCGAAACGGCTCATACTGCAAAAATGGCAATGCTAAACAAACTTCGCGAATTATTTTCGCCAGCCCAGGCAGAAATCGAGTTAAAACGAGCATTGGTTGTGGTGGATGAAACGGGAGTCGGTGGAGGTGTTGCAGATATTCTGGCTGCTGATGGGTTGCAGGTTGATCCCGTAAATTTTGCGTCCGAAGCCGTTGAGGCAGAGCGTTATCCTAACGCCCGATCAGAGCTATGGTTTAACGCTCAAGAGTTGGCAGGGCTTGGGCGTGTGGATTTAAGCCGAATTGATACCCCATCGTTAGACATGCTTAAAATCGAGCTAATTGCACCTCAATGGAGCCAAGACGCTAAAGGGCGACGGCGAGTTGAGGCCAAGGATGACACGAAAAAGCGCGTAGGACGCTCGCCGGATAACGCAGACGCATTTAATTTATGCCAGTACAACCGCCAAGGCGGAGAACTAAAACCGTTTTTTATTGCACAACCTACTAGGTCTTATTTTTAACCGCTCAATTAGAGGTATAACTACTTCACCAGCAGGCGGTAAGCAGCCGACTGGTAGAACGAACGAACATGAAAAATCTTCTGAACAAACTAGTCGTGATCCACACCGTAACGAACTTTTACAGTGGGCGCTTGGACTCTGTCACCGATGGCTACATCGAACTGTCATCGGCGTCCTGGATCGCAGATACGGGCCGGGCAACCGCGTTTTATGCTGATCCCACATCCGCCGCAGAAGTCGAAGTCTTTAAGCAGCCGATATATATTGCCGTTGGTGCGGTGATAATAGCGTATGAAGTAACCGCGATCCCGACGGAGCAGACTAACTAACTATGCATCATGTAACTGCAAGAGCCAGTGCTGCATCGCGGTCGGGGTCGCGGTCGTGGTCGGGGTCGTGGTCGGGATCGCGGTCGGGGTCGTGGTCGGGATCGCGGTCGTGGTCGCGGTCGTGGTCGGGGTCGGGGTCGTGGTCGCGGTCGTGGTCGGGGTCGGGGTCGGTATCGGGGTGGCGGTTTATATCGGTATCGGGGTGGCGGTTTATATCGGGATCGAAACAGCTATCGTAATGGCGGTAACTATGCAACATCTAATGGCAAGGATAAATGCTCCCATCGGTCGCAATTGGGATCGGGATCGTGGTTGGGGTCGCAATCCTCGCTAAAAGGTAAGAACCGGGGGCATTAACTTTTGCCCCCGTCTTTCAGGGATAAATTCCTGTGGGCCAGGGGTTACACCTTGCCTGGCCAAATGTTCGATTCTTACGATCCACGATGCATTACTAACGCCAGTAATATGCCTGAAATCGCTAGTTTAATTGCTGATTCGGATTCTGTAATTGGTCTGAATCTTCAAATTTGAATTTTTGCACCCATGTCGGGCAATTGGATTTTGCCAATATTGATTTGAAAACACCAAGCGCAATTTTTGCAATGGCAAACGTTGTGGGCGACATATACGCAATAAAAATGCCTGGGTGGCCCGGAATAAAACCACCCAGGTTGCCGGGAAAATCAGCATTTTCAAGTCCGGCTCGAACCCTTATCATTGCTCTAACCCCGGCTGACCGTCACCATTGTTAATTTGCGTAATGTTTGCGACCACGGGTGCCGATGATGCAGTTGACAAAGCTGAAGCCTGTGATAGACCAAAGTCCAAAACGGATAATTGGTTAGAATGTCGCCAAGCGTTGACGCCAGCCAAAACAAGCGACCCAAACGCCTCGGCAGCGCTAATAGCGTGCCCGTTGACGTGTAAGTCGAGAGCGATATTGACAAGATCGGGGGCCCATGCAGAATCATGTTTGTCAATAACATCAGATCCCAATTTAACAAGATCAGGAAGCATTGGCAGAATGGTCAGAGCGATAGAAAGGGGGTTCATAGCGTTTGTCCTTGTAAGCTGTCCAGTAATGCCGGAGCAATACATGTGGCGCGTATATTCTAACCCATATCCCCATCGGTATCACAACCGTGGTCGTGGTCACAAATGACGTAAACCCCGGCCACAACAACTACACTGATAGTCAAAATCACCACGACCGTCAACCACCTCTCGGCCATATCAAAACCATAGCTTGATGTTATCAAGACATCAAGCAGCAAAGCGCCTAGAAGTATCATGCAAGTACATCCTCCACCTACTAAACGTAGCCGCGAACACAAATCCCCGCTAACCGATAAAGTAGCCAACAACTACGTAATCACCAAATATGCGCTTGAGCAGCTAACCAAGCAACTACGACCTCACAAGCAATCCTAAACCAAAATTGTAAACCTTACCAATGACCTCAACGCTAAAATCAAGCAACTGCAACCTCGCAAACAATCCTGGACCAAGTATCCAGATCAACCAATATCACAAAACACACAATACGCGCCTGAGCGCAACGACGCACCACTGGCGGGGGTTAAACATAGCTACCAAGCCATAGTCTTAATAAAACTACTCAGGTTCAATTCGTACCTAAACACGAATAGCTTTCCAGCCTCGATCAACGGCTAAACAATCACCTAGTAATGCCAACAATCCAAACAACGACTGCACGAATAGTATAGTTATCATGCAGTCAAAATCAGGCTCGATGAGGTTAAAACAGCCTCAAATCGGGCGCGTTGCTTCGCCTCACTTCGTTCGTCTAGCAACGGATCACAGGCTAGGCCAGCGGTACACCACCCCCCTGCCTTCGACAGTCGGGCCACTCTCTACGTTCGCTCTACCCCCCTCGCCAGTGCGTTTAAAAATTTTAATTTTTTTAATTTTTTATGTTCATGGGGCTGCATGAGCATCAAATAATACGGGGGTACAGCTAATTTTTACGTATATTATTCACCGTTGAGTCTGTCCGTTATGCACTTGATTTACAAATCGCCTGTTTTGGTTGTGGTGTTGTGGTTTGCTTTGAGCTGTTCGATCATGGATTGGGCTCGGTCTTTGTCGGCTTGGGAGATTATTGGTTGTTCTGGTTGCAGATGAGTGATCGGGTTTCTTTTGGCAGGTTGCTGTGCTGGCTTTGGCTTGAGTATTGGCAAGGCTGGGATGATTCGGATGATGGGTGGTTCTTGGCGGGCGATGGCTATTTTTCGGCAGCGATCAGCAAAAACAGAAGCGCATGGAAACTCTACCGAGTGCTGGATGAACCATTTTGTGGCGCTAGGAACGTCACTGAGGCCCACCGGCGAAGGAAATGCCGAATAGTACGCCTTTGCTCTTAGAAGCAGCTCTACGGGCAAACTAGGCCAGCTTAAATATGTTTTTAATCCAGCTTCCCTCATTAGGATCAGGGCATCACGGATTGCTTTGATTGCATTTGCTGCTTCGGCTGGGCTTAGGTTTTGGTTTAGCACTGGCTTTTCTCAATGTTTTGCGCCATCTCGTCTAGGAGTTGGTCGGTTATATCACGCATTTGCTGGGTTGAGTGCTTGTCTGGCCTCTTGTCTGCGACTTCAAAGACCAATTTGCGCCAGCCAGCCGATATGGCGGACTCCAGGACGAAAACGGCTTGATCGAGATTTAGCCCGGCGAGTTTTGCTAGATTAAATTCAGCCGTTGGGATCGCCATCGAGATTCCACTGTTCAGGCAGACCGCATGCCACGCAGCCCAAAGTTCACGGAACCTGGGTGTGTCGAGCGCCTTTGGCAAAACCACGCCCGGCGCTACTCTGGCAGGCAATTTTTCTATTTTGCGATTTAGTAGACATTTGTCTTCATTTTTAACCTCCGGAATTAATTGGTGGTTTATTGGTGGTTTATCATAATGGTTTATTAACGGATAGCCTGAACCACGTTCATCCCCCCCCTGCACCACGTTCATCCCCACCCCTGCACCACGTTCATTCCCCCCCTGCACCACGTTCAGGGGTGAACCACGTTCACGGGTGAACCCAGTGCATGGGTCAGACGGGGCCTTTACGAGTTTTTCATCACCCGTGCGTGGTGGCTGCTCGGCAAGGCGTTGAACGTTTAGGGCGTAGTGGACTCGCCGGCCTAAATTGGCTTCCTCAACTATCAGGAATCCCTTTTCAACCAAAATCCGGCAGCACTTAAAGACTCCTCTTAGAGATAGCCCAGTACGGTTTGCGATAGTGTTTTTTGACGGGTAGGCGCTGCGGCCATCTTCGTTAGCGTAATCGGCAAATGCAAGCATAACAAGCTTCTCGGTACTGGTCAGGCACCGGTTATCCCACACAAGGGACGACATTTTTACACTCACTTGCAGCCACCCTTGCCTAATGCTGCGCGGCGCTCATTCAGCCAAAGCCTAACCATATAAGGGGTTCGACCGATTGCTCTTGCTATGCGGCGCTCAGGCCAATTATACGGTGTTGCTGACAGGAGATACACCCAGGGGCGCTGTTGAAGGGGTGATAGCTGAAGCAAGTCGTCAGGTAGCGGTGATGGCTCTTCGATCATAGGCGACTGTTGTACCTTACATTTACCGGCGCGGATTCGGTATAACGCCCTGAATGACAAAATACAATTTTGAGTATGAGCCAAGGCCGATGAACTTTGGAGCAGCGTCTTTTGGGCCACCCACCACAAAAGCTCTGGCACAATTGGAACAGATACGCATATCACGCGGCATAGTTCAATTGGAAACGTGGCGGGCGATCATGGAGGCAATTGTTTCGATAACTTTGCCCGGTGAAACATTATCTTGCCCGACAAAATCAAGGCACATAAGCGTTTGCATTGCCTTCTATCAATTTGCACCCGAAAAAACCGTGCAAGCTATAGAGCAATGCGCATTCGATGAGCTGGCATGAAATTGCAATTATGTTTTTGGGGTTAGATGTTATGTGAAATGGCCCAGCTATGATGGAAGTCGAAAAACTGGGCTTAGGGCTAGATTTATGTGGATCATCTATGTTGCGATAGCCCAGCATTTTGTTTGGGCGTGGTGCCTTTGGAGAGAGCCAGCGTGTGGCAATGTAACATCCATAGCTTGCATGAGTCTTTGGCTTGGACCCGCACTTTGGTTTGTCCTATTCATTGTTGCGTTTTTGGCGCTAATATCTTCTTTTTATCACAAGACGGTTGCCAGCAAATTACTGGTCGTCCCGCAACAATTACTTCTTTTAGTTTCGTCTGCTGGAGCAATTAACGCAATTTTTACCGAAAAATTTGCAGATGGCGTCCATCGAAACCTATATTTTATCCTTGCCGATCAAATTCCGGCGGTGCTTATTGCTGTCGGGCACACTTTTGCGTTACTGGAATTGTTTCGCTCTCCAAAAATCCTTTACGTGCGTAAATGAACACCTTTGTAATCCTCATCCCCATATTGATCTCAAGTCTAACATTTTTGCATGGCGTCATTGTCGCCCGTGGTACAGCAAGAAAAGACGAAGTTTCGGTTGTCCGTGACGTATACGAAACGCTAGCTCAGGAAGTCGAGCGACTAAGAATCCGTAGCGAAGAGTGTGACCAAGACCGTGTTCGACTTGCAGCTCAAATTGAAACCCTAAAGAAACAAATGTCTGCCAGCGAAGATAAATCGCACTAGTTTTTTTATGTGTTTAAGAAATTGCTGGATTCTTGCATGTTTCTAACTTATTTTTGCCATTCGACATTTTTTAGCAATAAGACCTAATATTGCATCTATCTTTTGTTTTGCGTGTATAATAGTTTTCTATGGAACTCAAACCACAGGGCCCACCAAAAGGCGGCCAGCGCGGGCCACGCCCAGCTATGACAGCAGACATCGTTAAAAAAGCCACCGAATGGCGGCAAGACGGCTATAGCTACAAGCAAATTGCCGAAACGCTTGGCATAAACATGACCACGGTTTATCGGGCATTGAAAGGTGTCACAATTCAGGAGGAACAGAATTAACGCTATGGACGCACAGTTACAGTGTTCTTCAGTGCGGATGTATTTAACGGAGCCTGGAACATCTAAGCAGATTAAAGCATGGGGTTACGATTATAGTTCACAAGAGCTTAGAGTAACATTTGCCAATGATACAACTTACGCATATTCCAATGTTCCGGCTGCCATCGTCTCGTTAACGTTTTTTCAGACGGCTTCTAGCCTTGGCAACGCCTTTAATGAATACATCAAAACCCAACCTTACCCTTATTGCAGGGTGTTAAGCACCGCAAGGTCGGAGGTATTACGATGATCTTGGTAACTGCTAAACGTAGTTATGGCGCAGAAGACATTGTTGGGGCAATTATTTGCTGGGCTGTAATCTTTTTAATGATCGGGTATACCTGGGCTTGGCAAGCTGAACGGAGTCGAATTGAATCTTGCCGGACAGATTCTCATTATTGTCAGGAGACTACCAAATGAGCGTAAATCCTATAGTCGAAATTGTGGCTTCTACGGTTTACTACAATGGCGGAAAGGTAGCGTACCGGCTGGTTTTTATTGACGGACCCAACAAATATCTGGTACTTGCGGATGGTTTAGACCACGGACAAGCCATTATATTGCGCGATACCTACAACTTGATTGTGGGCAACGCTAGTAAAAACCGCAAAATTTCAAACAAAGCCAATATTGCCGGATCGAGTGCATTATGATGGATGGCAACGATCCAATTATGCCTAATCCAGAGATGGGCAAAATGCATTTTGATGACATTGGCGCTTATCTCCGGTTAAGCAAGCGCCCGATATTTTGCGGCAAGATTTAGACCTTGCACCCACTCGCCAGCTAAATGCTAAAGCGTGGGTGGTGTTGCTAGCATTGCCGGTAGGACAACCTGACAATATTTAGCGATTGATTAAAACGTGGTATAATGATTGCATGGAACTTGTTCAGCAATCCGTTACATCCCTTTTTTTATCCGGTCGTCCGGCTACTACAACCAGATTATATTCTGCCGATTTGGGAAAATTTGTTCAATTTATTGGAAAAGATTTGCTTTTAGCAACCCCATTTGACGTGCAGGGTTTTTTGGATTCTATTGATTCGCCGGTAGGTGCTGAACGTGCGTTAAAAGTCATTCGGAGTTTTTTTAGTTTTGCCGTAAAAGTTGGGGCTTTGCAACGCAATCCAGCGATTGTTGCAAAAGTAGTGATCTTAGATCGCCCGGTATGGACTCGCATTTTAACCGAAATCGATGTGCAGCGGATTATGTTAGAATTGCAACGTAAAGATGGCGCGTTAGGTGCGCTACTGTATGGCACAGGGTTGCGGCGCTCGGAAGCGGTGGCCGTCAATATTAATGATATTCGGGAGGTTGCCGGTGGGGCAGTTTTAACCGTTATAGGCAAAGGGGGTAAAGCCCGCCAGGTCGTTTTGTCTAGCTGGGTATGGGTTGCAGTTAAAGCTCAAATGGATGCAGTAGGTGAAGGATGCTTGTTCCAGGGTCGTCAAGGGGCGTTGTCGGACAGTCAAATTTACCGACGATTCAAGGAAGCTGCCGTAGCGGCAGGCTTGCCACACGTTTCGCCCCACTGGTTTAGGCATAGCCATGTAAGTCACGCTTTGGACAACGGATGCCCGGTACATGTCGTGCAGCAATCGGTAGGACACGCATCGTTAGCCACGACAACGGCTTATGCGCATGTAAAACCATCGAGTAGTCCGTCGTCCTACTTGCGTGATTTATGCGGGGGTGGTTGTCAGCTATAGGGGTTAGAATTATTGCGGCGGGTGCAAGCCGTAAATTGCGCCATTTTGCAAAGGGGTCGGGGTTAGGTGTAAACCTACCCCGCTTTATTTTAGGGAGTGCAACGCTGCAAACGGGTTAGATTCAGCATGGCAACAAAAAAGCAAGGCGAAAAATTGCCGAATAAAAAGCTGGAAAGCGATTTAGACGCCGAGTTACTAAAAGAACTGGGCGGAATCCGTGGCGCTGAATCCAACAATATTTCCGCGTCTAGCCGGACTTTGTGGTGGGATCGAGCCGTTATTGCAATTAACGATTCGGTTGATGACATTGAGGCAACATATGGGCCAACGCTGTATGATGAAATGATGACCGACCCAACAGCACAAGGGGTAGTCAATGCGCTTGTGGCTTTGGTACAGCAGTGCCGACCTGACCTGAAAGCATCGCACGAAAACAACGCTTACGCCAAAATGTCAGATGTGCAGCGTGAAGAAGCTGAAGCGTCGCAAGAAATTCTCAAATTTTGCGTATATTCCTTGGAGCGCTTGGGGCAAAACTGCAATAGTTCCGCCACAACCTTAATGCGGGAGATGGTCGAGCGAGCTGTAACGCACGGTCATTGCCTTGCAGAGATCATCTATGAATTTATGGAAACCGGCCTTTACGCTGGCAAATTGGTGTTGCGGTCAATTGTTCCTAAGCCGAGAGAGCGTTACGTTCATTTAGTCGATCAGCAAAATGGATTAATCGGAGTTCAGGCCATTATTCCTGGCAAAAACTATGCTATATGGAATGGAGTATGGGACAAAAGCACAATAACAGGCATTCCAGGTTTTTTACCTAAATCCAAAGTTTTCAATTTTGCTTTTTGGAGCAAAAATGGATCTCCAATTGGTCGCTCTTTGCTGCGTGGTGCATATCGTCCGTGGATCAAACGAAAAATGGGAGACACGGAAGATTTGAACACTGCCATGTCGTTTGGTGGCGGGCAATGGAGCGCCGAAGCGGATGTAAAAGTTAGAGCAACCGATCAGGGCACCAAAGATTTGGAAACGTCAGTCAAGCGCATGTCCAATTCGGGCACAATGGTGTTGCCTCCAGGATACACACTTAAACGACACAATCCAGCACAGGTAGATTTTTTCCAAGGGTTTTTGCAACGATGCCGAACCGACATTACTGAAGGCATTTTTGGAGCTGCGCGAGCGTTTATCGAAAGCAAAAGCGGGTCGAAAGCAGATTCACAAACCGCCCAGGACATCAGCCTAATTGTGGCCGAAGTGATTGCTGATGCTTACGGGGAGTCATTGCGCAGTCAAATTTTGTATCCACTGGTTCAATTAAATTTTGGAATTGACGCAGCCGATAAATTTACTCCGCAAGTTATTCTGAACCATCCTACGACACAGGATATCCCACGAATGGCCGAAGCTTTGGCGCATCTAATGTCATCGAGCGCTCTTCCTAAAAATATGCTGTCGCAAGCCGTGGAAAAATGGTTGGGGTTGACGTGGCAAGAGCCTGATGACTGGGACACAGCATTTCTCACTCCGGGCAAGCAAGCCAAGCAGCCGGGTGGAATAGATAAGCGAGATTTATAGGGTTAGAAAGATATGTCCGAAACTTGGTTTACAGGCAATCCAACATGCGAAGGCAATAATCGGGTCTTGGTGGTTGGTGCCGATTATGTGCAAAAGGAAACCGGCTGGCGATTCGCCTTGCATGTCGAAGTTGACCCAGGCAAAACGGTTCAAGAATCTTGCGCAATCTTGCAAACATTAAAAGGTGAAGGCGAGACAAATTTTGACTTTATTGCGTTGCAAATTATCGGTACTATCGAGGAATGGATATTGCAATATAACGCTAATCGGTTGTTGCGAATACAATGTTGCTTGTTAAATGCAAACCGGTTTGGGTTGCCGGTGCATGTATGTTGCCCCGAACAATTGCTCAATTATCTTGGCTGGAGTGAAAATGCGCTGACCGAGATTAAAGAAAGTTCGGAATCCAGTGGTGTACTTTGGGGTCTAAATATTGAACCTTTAAACGAGGTGCAATAATGCTAATAGATCAATTAAGGGCTTTGCCCCACGCAACGTACATTCCGTCAATTTCGATAGCAAAATTCCAATCGGGAATTATGTTTACAGATGGGTCGCTTTTGATCCGAACATCGGAAGCCGATCTGGATACTGACGGGATTGATTCAGGCGCGATTGATATTTGGGACGCAGATCACCAATCGCAAACGTCCATTGATCCAAGCGGGCAATGGCTAGGAGCAAATGAAATCCCATATGTGGTGCTGCCAAAATGGCTAGCTGATGCTAATAAATTTTCGCTTGGCACGGTTTGCATGGTGGCTCTTGGGCTCAATGCCGAAACTTACGCATTTGGAATTTTGGCTGATTACGGCCCAACCCACAAGATTGGTGAGGCAAGTATTCAAATGTGGCGGCTCTTGGGGCAAGAGCGTGTAAAAAATTACAAGGTTGTAAACCAAGGAATTGATGGGCCTTGCAGATTTTTATTTTTCAAAAATTCGGCTATAACAATGGCGACCAACACAAATGACATTCAGGTCACCGGCGCTAAACTGCTCAACAATCTTTTAAATTCTGAGGCGGGAAAATGAACGTAGTAGATCAACGATTTTTAAACGCAATTGCCACTCACGGCGCGTACTGGGCGCTAGATCAAAAGGCAGTAACCGGAATTGTGGCTGAATTAAATGCCGAAACTTATGCAAGTCATTTGGCACGCGCTAAAGCAAATTCAAAACCTGAAGTTGAGCAAACAGCGGCGGGTAATATTGCGATGATTTATGTTGAAGGAGTTTTGACTAAAAAGGGAGCATCTTTATCGGCTCAATCATCAACAATTTTAATTCGCCAGGCGGTTCGCGATGCAATTGCCGATGACACTAAAACGGGAATTGTTTTGGTGTTTGACAGTCCAGGCGGCGCAATTTTTGGAACACACGAATTAGCGGAAGATATTGCAGCAGGCAATTTGATTAAACCTATTTATGCTTACGTTGACGGGGTTTGCGCTTCCGCAGCTTACTGGATTGCCTCGCAATGTCGGGAAATATGGGCTGGCCCTAATAGCGTGGTTGGCTCGGTTGGAGTTTACACGGTTGTGGTGGATTCGTCGGCTCAAGCAATAATGGCTGGTGTTAAAGTGAACTTAATTGCAAGCGGTGAATATAAAGGCGCTGGGCAACCGGGTACAGAAGTTTCCGATAATCACGTTGCGGCAATTCATGCTGAGATTTTACCAATTTTTAATAATTTTAAGGAAGCAATTGCAATTGGCCGAAAACTTGATCCAGCAACAGTGGATGGCCTTGCTGATGGTCGCTGCTGGGTTGGTGAGCAAGGGGTAAGCGTGGGACTAGTGGATGTGATTGCTCCACTCGAAACGCTGCTAGGTGCAATTGTTTCTACAGAAGGCAATACTAGTCTACAAAATGATTTAGATGAGGGGTTAGATCAATATATGGCAAAACAAAGCCTGTTGGAACAAGCGCTAACCTTAATGGGAATTAATAAACCCGCAGTCTCGGCAACCACCGAGGCGCCAACCGTGGATGTAGATTCGCTTAAAGCAGAATTGGCCCAGGCAAAAATTGAAGCGGCGACAAGTAAAGCCACTGGTTTTATTGCGGGATTGGTGCGCTCTGGATTACTAATCCCTGCGCAAGCAGATGGGGCGGTAAGTCTGCTAGCCCAGGCTTACCAGAATAGCCCGGAAATGGCAGCCGAAATGGAAGATGTGTTTTCAGCCGGAGCCGACAATACTTTGCAGAAATCAATGTTAAGCGGAGCGATTGTCACTCCACTGGCTGCAACGGGTGCTGCAAATGAAGAAGCGGTTAAAGCAGCTTTAATGAGCATGACAAGTCTGGGTAAAAAAACTTTAGCCCAGAAAGGTGAAAAATAATGTCAACTACCAGATTCTCACTCGGGCGAGTCGAGCCTAAATCCGGCGGTCCATTGGGCCACAGGAACAACATGCGATTTGTTTCAGGGTTTTATCCAGCTGGAACTATCGTCGCCTCAACTACATTGTCTGCTGCAATTTCCACGGCGGCTGGATCAAATACCGGAAACGGAACCATTGGCACTTTAAATTCTGGTCCACTAACATTGCCGGGAGTTTATATTGCCACGCTTACTAGCGCTACTGCATTTGCGGTGGTTGGTCCTGACGGCACGGCGATAAATAATGGTGTCGTAGGGGTAGCTTACAATTCGCCTTCTGGAACTGTTTATGCCGGGTTAAGCGCAACCATTACCGCTGGAACTACTCCATTTGTGGTTGGAGATAAATTCTTAATCACGGTGCCGGGGCGAGGCATGGGCAAAGCTTACAATCACGCATCAGCCGATGGTTCGCAAGTAGCCGCTGGTGTTCTTGAGTACGATCTAACCGTTGATTCAAGCGGAGCCCACTATTACGGTCAAACAGCATTGGAAAGCAACGGAGGTATTCGTTTTGAAGCCGAATACTGGATTACTGGACTTTTTGACACAGCAACACTGATTGGGCTAGACGCATACGCGGTTGGTCAACTTGGACGATTTGTTTATGGCAACCTGACCGACGGCGGCGATTTCCTACTATTAGGTTAAAATAAAATGGCAACTACTACTTACACTTTTCCCAATTCTGCGGTAATTAGCAGCATCTTGCAAGACAAACTTCCGGCGAGGCTTAGTGACCTTGGCGACGATGCTTTGCTACAACACCTTCCAATGCAATCCGTGAATGCGGTAAAAGTTATTTGGGAGCAATTGGACAATTATCAAGGAACCACGCAAATTCGTGGTTACGGCGTCAATCCAGTTCGCATTGCACGAGCTGGGATTAACCGGTTTAACATGGACCCGGGCGTTTACGGTGATTCGGCTCTCGTTGATGAAGAGGATTTGACTGTCCGCCGAGAAATGGGAACTTTTGGCTTGCCAGTCAAAATTGATGACCTAGTTATGGAGCGCCAAGACGCGCTGATTGATCGGTTTGTCAATTTCTACCGGCTGCAAGCGGGAATGCTATTTACGCAGGGTCAGGTAACTTACGGTGACGGTAAAAAATTAAACGTAAATCAGTCGTTTCCACTGCAAACATTTACCGCAATATACCCGTGGTCAAATACTGCGCAGTCAACTCCACTAGCCGATTTAAGGGCACTTGCATTGCTGCAACGAGGGCACTCTGTTGATTTTGGACAAGGTGTCATTATGCTTAACCGAAGTATGATGAACTACGTTTTGGCAAACACTAACGCTGCCGACCTTGGTGGAAAGCGTCAACTTGTCGGAATGCAGAAAATTGGAGGTGGCATTTTAAACGTTGAGCAGCTTAATTTCATCCTTCAAGCGGAAAACTTGCCGACAATCAGCATTTACGACAAGACTTATTACCCAGTTGGTTCAAGCACTCCCACTTTGTTTATTCCCGATGGTAAAGCGGTTGTAATTGGTCGGCGGGATAATGGAGAGCCATTGGCGAGGTTTCTTTTGACTCGAAACGCAAAAAACATGATGCCCGCAGACGGCGTTATGAAGCCGTTTGAAAATCTTGCTATGCAAGTTATCAACAAGTCGGAAATTCAAGCGGTGCCAGAAATTGAGGTTTCGCTGATGTTTAATGGTGGCCCTGCAATCTACTTCCCTTCCGGCATTGTCAAAATGTCGATTTAACGCAATGAAAACACTAGCAGAAAATTTATACGTTGTTGAACACGAAGCGGTTGGTTCTTTTTACAAGGGCGCTCAAGTTTCGGGTAAAGACTTTGCCTCGATTAAGGATCAAGCAAATGCGGATTTTAAATTAGACGAGCATTTGTCTCGATTACTTAATTCAGGCGCAATCTCACCCGCAACTGAGATTTTCCAACGCCCATTAACCACGGCTGATTTGCTTTCCGCACCTGCCGTTCCCACTGAAGATGTTAAGCCCTAATAGGGAAAACATAGAGCAGACATTTTGCCCGTTAATCTAGTTGGTTAACGGGTTTTTTATATGAATTACGAATTTTATCAACAGATGTTTGCCGACAGGTTTACCGATGGCGTGTACCAAACGCTAAGGGCCGGTTCGGAAACGTACCCGTGCGTGGTTGTTGATTTTAACGGCACCAATTTGCTCGTGATGGATGTTGAAACGCATGGGATAAGTGTGGAACTGTGTTCGCCTAATGTTTTTATTGCCGGTCAGTGGCAAGATTTAATTAAAAGTTGGTTTACGTTGCAACAAAAGTAGGAATTGCAAGTTTATTGTAATGGCGATTGTTTTTTTAACCGCAAATTCAGGAACATGGCTTGTACCAGCAGGCGTTACATCAGTCCAAATTGAGTGTATAGGCGGAGGTAGTGCCGGCAACGGCGCTGGGCGCGGTGGCAGGGGTGGTTATTATGTCAAAAAAACAGCACTGACAGTAACTCCCGGCAATTCAATTACCTACCAAGTTGGCAAAGGGCAAAGCCCGGGAGTATCGTCACCACCTTACGATACATGGTTTTCAAGCGCCGCTACTGTTTTTGCTCAATCCGGCAATAGTGGTACGACCAACATTTCGATAGGAGATACCATTTATAGTGGCGGCGGCCCTGGAACCGCTGATACGCTAAATGGTAACACCCTTGGCGGTGGCGGTGGTGGCGCAGGTGGCCCAAATGGTGCGGGTAACGCTGGCAGCAATGGCAATATTAGCACCGGCGCAGGAGGCACTGGGGGGCGCGGTGGAAATGCTTCTGGGGGGGTTGGTGGCGCTACTAATACCACCGGGGCAAATGGAACGGAATTTGATGCAACGCACGGTTCAGGGGGAGGGGGAGGGGGATCGGGGGGAACTACATCCATTTATGCGGACGTGCCTGGCTCTGGTGGCAATTACGGCGCGGGTGGTGGTGGAGGCGGAGCAGATAGTGGAGGCGGATCGGGTACTCAAGGTTTAATTGTGCTGACCTATTCAATTGGCGGAGGCTACGCCGCTCGAATGGCAGGTAATCTGGACGGTAATTTAACGGGGAATTTTTCATGATTTTACAAATTGGAAAAACGTCGAGGATACTTTATTTTTTAGTGTTAGATTCAACCGGCGCTCCTGTTACTGGATTAGCTTATAACACCGCTGGACTAACCATTTATTACGCAAGGGACACGGCTAGCGCCTCGGTGGCGGTAACGCTTGCGACCATGACGAAAGGCACTTGGGTGTCGGGCGGATTGGTGGAAATGGATAGCGTATATATGCCCGGGGTGTACCAGTTTGGGGCACCCAACAGCGCTTTTGCAACTGGCGCTTTTGAGTGCGTTTTTACAATCAAATCAACGACAGGCCGGTGCAGTCGCGTAATTCGCATTGTTGCAGTTGATTTAGATGATGCGTTGCGAATGGGTATGACTGCTTTGCCTACGGCGGTGGCCGGTGGCTCGGGCGGAATCATTACGGCTTACAGTCCCGCAAGTGGCGTACTGGCTCAATCGGCTCTTCAGGCGGGTTCGACCGCTAGTGCTTTGGTACTGAACGCGAGTGCATCGGCGGTGACCGATTTTTATAAAGGGCACGTTTTGTGCTTGATTTCGGGAACCGGCATAGGGCAAAGCAGCACGGTGACCGCTTACAACGGAACGACTAAAGTTGCCACAGTTGTTCCTGCTTTAGCGGTTGTGCCCGCAGCGGGAGATAGCTTTATGGTGTTGTCGGGGTCGGTAAACACCGACGCTGCGGGAAATTTGAAAACTACGCCGCAAACTGCGGTAACGGTAAGCACTAATAATGATAAAACGGGTTATGCGCTAGTTGCTAGCGAGCATACAGCCATCCAGACGGATGTAAGTGCAGCCTTAACTACCCAGGGATACACTTCAGCTAGGGCAACCAATATTGACAATCTCGATGCAACAGTATCGAGCAGGTTAGCAACAGCAGGGTACACAGCGCCACTCAATGATGCAGCCATCCAGACGGACGTAATTGCAGCTTTAACCACTCAGGGATACACTTCCGCTAGGGCAACCAAGATTGACAATCTTGATGCAACAGTATCGAGCAGGTTAGCAACAGCAGGCTACACAGCGCCACTCAATGATGCAGCCATCCAAACGGATGTAATTGCAGCTCTAACCACCCAGGGATACACTTCCGCTAGGGCAGCTAAGGTTGACAATCTCGATGCAACAGTATCGAGCAGGTTAGCAACAGCAG